TGTTGCCATCAAATTAAATCCTAATGTATCACTGTCACGTACCGCTGCGTTGTTGTCGATTAAAGCCTTGAACGCTTGGACAACTTGTTGTCGTTGAGCCATTCTACCAAACAATGGACTACCATCTACCGCTGTAGGATGCTGTGAAACCCAACGATCAGCATTATAGCCGGCCATTGATGCATTGTTTTGACGTGGGTTTTTTGCATTTTTATTGATATATCCTGATACGTATTTCTTAACTGTAAATCCGCTACGACGAGTATTCCATAGACGTGTGCCTTTTGGATGTAGTGCTGGATCAGGTGCGTCTGGATCTAAATAGCTGCTATTTAATAATGCACTAATTATTGCAGGCTCAGTAGCTGCGCCACTTGTTCCCCAACGTGCATCGGCAAATACCCAACCGTTTGGTGTAGATTGATCTGTTGGATCTTGTTTAATCCATCCGGCGGTAGTACTGTAAACATAAATGTTTTGACCATACATGTCCATGTCGCTGGTATCAATCCAGATATCATTATCAACTAACGCACCTCCTTGACTATTGCCGGTTGCGGCAGCTGGTTCAGTTGCACTAATGATTGGGCCATTAAGGTCAGTGCTTCCAAATTGGGTACGGTAACCTACCCAGGTAGTTCCATTATGATAAAGAATATCTGCAAACAAATTGGTATCATACCATAACTTACCATCTGCTGGAGTTGTATAAGGAGCAGCACTTCTTGCCTCATACACTAATGGCTTCCAAGTTGTAGCAATGTAATCAAATGAATCATATACTGGTGCAGCTGATAAGTTAGCAGTATTTGCTAGTGTGAATAAAGTAGCCAAAGGTGTGCCAGTGCCGTCTTTTAATTCAAATGCACCGCCAGCAGTATGAGTCATTGTTAATATATTTGCATCATCGTCCCATGTCGCAGTAATATATGTTAATCCCTGAGACGATAAAGCAGCAGGAACTAGAGACCCTAATTCAATGCCCACTGTTGGGGTAAACAATGTTACTGTTTTAGTTGCTCCCCATGTTCCTGCTAAGGTTGTTTCTCTAACAGTAAACGTAGCTGTAGTATTTACAGTCAACTGAATTGAGTTTGCACTACCAGTAATGCTGGTAGTGCCGCTGGCAGATTTTCTCCATACTTTAAAACTTGCTTCTGTAGAGTTGTTAAAATCAGATTCTACAAATAGTGTTCCAACTGCAATATTTTTACCGCCACCTGTTGCATCAAATGCAAAGTTTGCAGATGCAACACTGTCATAGATAGGTGCTGTTACAGTTGTCCAAGACTGGCTTGAACTGTTATACAATTTAATAGACCAGTTAGCACCGTTAGATGGTGTAGTAGTTGTAACCCAAACACTACCGGTTGCTGTACTACCGTTAAAATTAGGGTATGTATAGTGCGGACTGATCTGTAATGATTTTCCATTATCAAATGCGGTATATACAGGAGACCATGTGTTATCTGCTCTTTTGTAATACAATTCATTAGCATTAGCGGTAGTAACTCGCATACAGTAGTCGCCGATATTTCCAACAACCGGTGTTGGTGTATATGCATAGAAATATAGTGCAGGAGAGTCATCGTTTAGTACTATAGGAGTCTTAGCAGTAAATGCTTGTGTGCTAGAATTCCATTCTTTTACACCAAACACGCTAGCTGCTGTATCAACCCAATATGTACCTGCTACAGGGCTACCTACTGGAACTGTACTAGTAGGTGTAAGATCAGCTAGGTCTAAATCAGCACGAACAATATATGCACGAGAGCTTACACCTAATGAGCTGTATGCTGCTTGCAATCCATATTCGTTTTGTTCGCTGCCGTGTTGTGGGTTGCCGCTAGCATCTGTAGGGAACAACGGAGTTCCAAATGTGTCTGTTAGATCACGTTGGCTAGTGATCAACCAAACTTTACCAGCATTAGCGGCTGTTGTTCCTAGTGCGGTTGTTCCGCTAGGATTCTTTTTATCTTGTTTAGACGCTACAAATAATACAGGCACAGTGCCCGGTGCAGACGGAGTATAGAAACTCTCGTCGATTACATTTACTTGTACGCCTGGTGAATTCAATGTTGCCATTTTTTTGTCCCCTTAATGGATTACTTGAATTATTTACCATAAAGTGAATAAAAACCCAGTGTTAAATACACTTGAAAAGGGCACTAAAAGGGCGGGGTATGAGAGATTTATGTAAAATTTGCGGAGCTAGGCCGGTAGCAATCAATTATTACAAGGAAGGTAAGCCATTCTATAGGTCTAAATGCGACCACTGTGCTAATCAACGTGAGGAAGGCAGACCACTATGGACCATTGCAGGCTATAAGAAAAAAGCCGCGTGTGATAAATGCGGCTTTGTTTCTAAATATCAAGAACAGTTTAATGTATTCTACGTTGACGGTGATCCTACGAATTGTAGGTATACTAATTTAAAAACTGTCTGCGCCAACTGTCAGCGTATATTGCATAAACTTAAATTGCCCTGGCGCCAGGGAGATCTAAAACCTGATTTTTAACCAAGCAAATCTAATACAATTTTTGTACTGAAGGGGAGGTCCTGGCTCGGCAACAAGTTTTCTATCTGCGAATATAAATCATCAATAGTGGTATCGTTGAGTACAATGTGATCAATATCACCACCTACCCATGCTGTTTCACTAGCGTGAATTCCTAATTGTTCTATTCTAGTTTTAGAAATCATCCAGTTCATATTATGGTCGCCGTCGTTCATATTAACAGCATCCTGATACCATTCGGGATCATTACCTCGCTTGATACGTACTACAATGCCGCCTGCATTATGAATAGATTGAATCTCATTAGGAAAACGTACATCACTGATAACAATATTATCGCCTGTTTTACGCATTTTGTTTTCTACAGATGCAATCCAGATATCATCGTGGAAGCCTTTACGGCAAACTTCTGTACCCCAGTATTGTAAGACCCATCGTGGAGTTAATTTGGGCATGTTAAGACGTTCTGCCCACCATGCGTCAACTTCTTCCCTCCACGCACGGGCTTCTGCGGTGCGACCTTCTAGCAGGGTACGATCCCAACCAAATACGTTTGCGACAGCATCTTTCAGTGTATTAGCGAAACTGTCTCGCCTAAATCCATGAAAATTAACCAAATAGTCTGCGGCTGTGTCTTTTCCTGCCGATATGAATCCAACAAATCCTACAATCATAGCATCTCTCCAAGCGTGATGCTTATAATTATATTACGTACAGATTACAGTGTCAATAACTGAATTATCCAGTGACCCAGGTCAAGGGAGTCCCGCCCTCTTTGTAATTTACTAGATCTAACTCTAAAATATCCATTTCAGCTTTGCCTTCAGATTTCATAGCAGTACCGTTAAGAGTAGTGCCGCCTTGCGGGCTAGCAATTTGACTGAATTTTTCACGAGCTTCTCCCAGCATGATTTTGCATGTTGCCAGTGAGTAGTCTTTTAGCCATTGATTGGCCAAGGGGTCCTGCAGCAGATTGAAATCCGGTCTATAGTTGTATAACCATACAAGGACTTCTTCCTCACTTCTAGGTCTCTGCATCAGGGTCAACTTCTTGGTTGTTTTGTTAAACGTGAAGTTGATGTCGGCTCCGAACATTTTGCCTACTTGTTTTTGGTAACTTGCAAAGGCGTAGTAAGTGGCTAGGCCACCCATGTTCGTTGAAGTTAATAAGTATGTATTTGAATAAGCAAGGTTGAACGGCTCGAACAATGTTCCGCCTTGCCCGCCACCTGACCTAGAACCAATGCTGCGTCTAAAAATCTGTCGAACGGCCATAACTTCTGATGGTAAAACATAGTCGTTTTTGTCAACCTCTACCATTAAAAATCCAAAACTTTCTTCTACAGCATTGCTACTTCTTTGACGGAACTTGTTTAGGGCTCTATCAATAGCAGTATTGTAATGTGCAGGATCTAATTCTATATCGATCATACCATCGCCCAGCATGAGCTTGCAGTAATCGATTACTTTTTGGCGTTCGTTTTCGTTCTCGGTCATATCAATATTTAGCGATAAATAGAATACTATGCCGAAACTCTCATTATACAAACCAGAAAAAGGTGCCGATTTTAGATTTATAGATCGTGCAATCTTTGAACAATTCCAAGTAGGCGGAACAGATGTCTATCTGCACAAGTACCTGGGAGCAGTAGATCCATTAGAGGGTGAGAGTAGCCCTACCAAACCTGCCAATGTAAGTGAAAAAGGCGAGTTGGGAATACAGGATGTCTTGTTCATGGAGAACAGAGATCGTCATTATGAGCCCGATGTCTATACTATTCGTGGTATCTATACTTTACAAGATATTGATTTTAATTTAAGTCAATTTGGATTGTTTTTACAGAACGACAATATTATGATCAACTTCCACTTACGTGGTTCTGTGGATGCACTGGGACGAAAAATCATGGCAGGTGATGTAATTGAATTGCCTCATCAGAAAGATGAATATGCGCTAGACGATGCACTAGTAGCATTAAAAAGATTTTATGTAGTAAGTGAAGTTAGTCGTCCAGCAAGCGGATATAGTGTCACATGGTATCCACATTTGGTTAGGGCCAAATGTGCTCCACTAGTCGATACACAAGAATTTAAAGAGATACTCGACCAAGATAGCGGTGCAGGAGACGGTAGTACCCTACGTGATCTAATGTCAACATACAAAAAGAGTATTGAAATCAATGATCAAATCATTGCCCAAGCACAAGAAGATGTGGGTAAGAGTGGATATACAACTAATCAGTTTTTTGTTATACCTACTAGAGAAGATGGAAGTGTTGATGTTGCAGATGTTAGTTCAACTAACGATGATGTTAGCATTACAGATCATTCACTAGATGCCAGTATCGTGTTAAGGAGTCCGGACAGGGATCTGTATGTGGGCTACTTAACAGGCGACGGTATGCCACCCAATGGTGCTCCGTTTGGTCATGGAATAAGTTTTCCGTCAAATCCTACCAAAGGTCAATTTTATCTTAGAACAGATTATTTGCCTAATAGATTGTTTAGACACGACGGAAAACATTGGATAAAATATGAAGACAATGTTAGAATGACCACTAATACATTAGGTGATGGTCAAACTACTGATCCTACTAAAGTTAGAAGAACACAAAAAGCAAGTTTTGTTAATAATACAAATACTGCAACAATTGCTGGACAAGTTATTCAAGAACGTCAGGCATTAAGTCAAGTATTGAAAGCAAAGGCAGACAACTAAAATGGACTATTTTTACGATTCGCAAATTAGGAAGTACCTAACACAATTCATGCAAATCATGAGCAACTTTGCCTATAAAGATGCTAAAGGTCAGTTAGTACGTGTACCAGTTCGCTATGGAGACATGAGCAGACAAGTCAGTCAGATACTTAAAAAGAATAGTGAAAACGCTATTCCCAGTGCTCCGTTTATTTCCTGCTATATTAAAGATTTTCAATATGACTTAACTAGATTGCAGGACCCTACATTTGTCAGCAAGGTAAATGTAAGAGAACGTGACTTTGATGAAGTTAATAATCAATACTTAAACACACAAGGTAATAATTATACCATTGAAAGAATTATGCCTAGCCCGTTTAAACTGGCATTTGCCTGTGACATATGGACAACAAATACAGAAATGAAATTGCAAATTATTGAGCAATTGGTAATATTTTTCAATCCTAGTTTTGAAATACAAACAACTGACAACTATATCGATTGGACCAGTTTGTCTGTTGTCACATTAGACAATGTCACATGGAGTAGTCGAACAGTTCCACAAGGTGTAACTGAAGATATTGATATTTGTTCAATGACATTTAACACACCTGTATGGATTACACCGCCAGCAAAGGTTAAGAAATTAGGAATCATTACTAAAATCATTTCTAATATATTTGCCAGTGGTGCCCAAGGAACAATTCAATCAGAATATAGCACCGTAGGTACTGCTGAAATGTTTGAAAACATCAGTCCGGATGCTACTATTACAATTACACCAGGTAATTATGATTTGCTTGTCCTAAATAATACGGCAAGATTAATTAATTCTCAACATGACACCAACGGAACAAATAGCACAGCATGGACTAGATTGTTAGATTTACATCCTGGAAAATTCAGGGCAGGATTGAGCCAATTAAGATTTACTCAACCTGCAGGTAATGACATCATTGCCTATATTAGTTTAAACCCTAGCGATGAATTTTCAATGGCGTTGAACATTGACCCCGACACTGTTCCGGGAAATACAGTCATTGCAGGTAGAGGAACAGTTGATGCTGTAATTAATCCTGAAACATATAATCCTAAAAATATAGTAATAGGCACACGCTACTTAATTTTAGAAGATATTCACAGCACTACCGAAGATGGACCTATTGCATGGCAACAACAGAACGGTGATGGATTTAGTGCCAATGCCAACGATATTATCGAATGGTCAGGAACACAGTGGGATATTGTATTCAATTCCACTGTAGCTACAGATGTTAATTACATAACTAATTCATATACAGGTACTCAATACAAATGGAGCGACGGTTCCTGGAGTAAAAGTTATGAAGGCATCTATGATGCAAGGTTATGGCGTCTAATTCTCTAAATCAAATCATTTGCAGCGGTGGTATTTTCCTTGCAAAAGACACCAAAAGGTTCTTGTTTTTGCTAAGAACCCAGGGTAAAACTGCGGGATCTTGGGGATTAGTAGGCGGTCGCAAAGAGCCCACTGACATTACTGCATATGATGCATTAACTAGAGAAATACAAGAAGAAGTAGGCAAGATTCCTACAATAAGAAAAACTATTCCTCTCGAATTATTTGTCAGCAACGATCAACACTTTCAATATAACACCTATGTGCTGTTAGTTGATCGAGAATTTATCCCTACACTAAATGAGGAACATGCCGGTTATGCTTGGTGTGATTACGATAACTTTCCCAAGCCCTTACATCGGGGTGTTAAGAACTCGTTCTCAAATAAAATTATTAAAGCTAAAATTGAGCTGTTGCTAGATTTAATCTAACAAACTGGGATTAAATGCATAAGTTCCAAGATGATGCAACTCTTGACTCAATGCTGTATCAACTTTAATAGTATATCCTGCGGCATTGATTTTTTGGCATAGATACATATCTTCACCCAAGAAGTCATTAGATTCTGGGCTCCACTGGAAATCAAACCAAGGCTTGCTAAGTTCTTCAAAGATACTGACTTTGGTTAATATGCACCCCATACCGATACCTTCAATAGGTACTAGGTCATCTTGCACATCAAAGGCCAACGGATTTTCCCAATCACCTATAGTTTCATAGGCAACCCCTTTGTAGGGTTTCTGTCTGCGAACATAGTTTGCAGCAACAACAGGTTCATTATGTTTTAGCAATCTAACTGCGGTGGTTGCGGGAAATACCATATCGCTGTCTAACCATAGCGCATAGTCTGCACCTAGTTCAACTGCTGAGGTAGCAAGTCTTTCTCGTTGGGTGAGTAATACTGTGCTGGCATCCATAAACACATGAGTGTCGATGTCGTTCATTGTATTAAATTTAACCAGCTCGGCCAGTGCAAGCGCATGGGCAGAATGCAGAGTATCCCTGCAAGGAATAAGAACTGCTAATTTACCTTTTTTACTCGACCAGCTGCTTGATGCAAATACTGATTGTTTTTTCATGTGCCTGCGACATCCATACTAAGTGTTTCACCTTTAACAACCAATCCCTGCACGGCATTGATTAAATCTTGGGTACGTTTAGCACATAGTATAAATTCATTAGGTGACAATTTGCAAGCGGTATTCATTGTTTCGAAGTTTATTTTTCCGCCAGTTAGGATTTCAATAGCACTGGTTCTGGCCAAATCTTCAATAAATTGATTTTTAGAGTCTTCATCAGGTCGTTCAATAAGTTCAAAACATTCTTCCTCATCAAGTTCTTCCAATAATTCTAAAAGATGCACTAGTTCCTGCTGTTCACTGACAGTGCCCTCAATTGATTGGAGTGTTTGTATTCTTGTTAAGAATGCTGCAAGTGTAGCGGGATTAGTCGTTCTGTCATAATATACATCAGTGTCTAATTCCCATTTGCTAGGGCTTGTGTTGATTTTTGATAATAGGTCTGTTATTTGTTCAGTTTTCATGTTATGCGTAAGGTCCGGTTTTGCCGCCGAATGTTGCTGAGAATTTAATTTGCGTACCAGCTGTCTGTCCAATACCGTAAGTGGCATTATTACCCAATACTGCACTTAGTTTAATGTTTTGACCACCGGCCGGAGCGTTACCAGCCGCACCCGGAGTTTGGTTAGTAAAGACTCGGTTAACTTGTCCAAATGATATCTGCGATCCTGTTGCGGGTAATGTTGCCATAAGTTTTCTCTAGCGGCCTCCTATTTATTGGCTAGGTTTTGTAGGGCCTGCGAGATCTGATTAATTTGTTGTTGCTGATCTTTAACAGCTTCAATTAACAAGGCTACAAGCTTCTCATATTTAACCACTTTGGTTCCATCTTCTCTTGTGGCAACAATTTCTGGTAATACTGCTTCAACTTCTTGTGCTATAACTCCGATATCGTGTTTACGTACAAAATAGCCGTCCTCACCGCCACGGCTTTGCATGTGCTCATCAGTCCAGTCAAATCTAACACCCCTAATCTGTTCTACTATACTTATAGGATTGCTGATAACATGGATATTTTCTTTAAGTCTACGGTCTGAACTGTAGTAGGCTGTGATTTCGTTAGTAGCACGTATTTCACCAGTCGTACCACTCGGTGCTGTACCAATTCCTAAGCTAACGGCCTGTAACCCACTAGCATTTAATATCATTGGATTAGTCATTGTGACAGCACTGCCTATTGCAACAGTTTGACTAGCACCTACATACCATTGGTGCGAGTTTCCAGCTTGTGTGTATGCGGCTCTAGTTAATGCTAATCCTGATGAGCTAAAAAATGCTCCTGTGCCCGCAGT